CCTCCACCTGGAGTGAAATAACTCACACAACCATCCCAACGTCCTAGTTTGTATGCAGGAGTATGATAGGCATGAGGCATGAAATACTTTAATTTCTTTTCGCATTCACGCCTTGTAGCTAGATCTAAATTATGTATTTTACAGTTTACTTCATCACGTATTTCTATTGTGCATTCTGGCATTCTATTCCCGTACACCTAATAGGTGCATAAAAGCTGTGAAAAGATTTAAAAAGTTAATATAAAGTCCCACACTGCTCATAATAGCCATACCTTCGTCATCACCTTCTTGTAAGGCTTGCTGTTTTATTTGTTGATGATCGTATGCATTAAGAGCTGAAAATACCAATATAACCAATATACTGAGAATAAAATGGAATGTCGAGCTATAAAAAAAGATGTTAATAATGCTTGCAATTACTAATCCAATTACAGCAAACATTGCAAATTGACCTATTGCACTCAAATCTTTTTTAGTTTTATAACCTACATAACCTGTAACAGCATATGTTAACCCCGTTACAAAAAAAGCTTCTACAATACTTTGGCTAGTGTAATACATTAAGTAACTACTTAACATTATACCATTACAAGCAACAAGAGCAAAATACAAATTTTTAGCAAGTGTATTGTTGCCGTTATTAACTGCATTAGCAATAACAAATATAAGCGCCAAAGGTGCAAATAATACAACCCATTTTAACCAACTACCCATAAAAAAAATGTAAATGTCTGGTATACTATATACTACATATGCTGTTACAGCACTAATAAACACACCTAGGCTCATGTAATTATATACTCTACGTATATAATCATGCACATCAACATTACCAAAGTTTAAACTATTAACTGCTTGCATATTCTTTTTCCTTAATCAAATCTTCTAGATTTTCTACCATTACAGATTGGATCGTACTTCCTATAGGTACTTCTGTTTTAACTGCCAATCTAAATTGACCTGGTTTAGTTATCTTATTACAATTGTGACAGTGTTGGTATTCTTTTAATGTACTAGGCCCTCCATAGTGTGCTTGTTTTTCAGGGTCTAGTGTTTCATAATACTGATTAAAATTTTCAATATTATTTTTACAAACTTCAGGTGTTAATCCTATATGCACCCAACCACAATCTGCACAAGTAACTTGAATTGCTTCTACCATCATAAAAACTCCTATATAGGGGAGCTGGGCTCCCCGTTAATATTTACCGCTTAATACAAGTACTTTCAGCAAGTGATTGCCATCTGTTAGGATTCATTTTGTACAAATCTGCAAGCTTGGTAACCATACGCAAACTTACTTCACGCAATCTACCTGAATTCTTCTGCATAAAGTTTACAATCTCATCTTCACCTTCCTGATCAATCTTGTAATCTTTAAGCATACCATCAGCAACAATTTGCTTTACACGTAGGATACGCTCACGCATGGTATCCATTGTTAAGTCCAAGTAATGGCAGCGGCTCATAATAGCTTCCAAGTGGTCCTTGATCTTGCCCTTGGTCTTGTCAAATTTTAGGTTAGTAATAAAAATGATGCTACCACGGAATTCAAACTTTTCTGGAATTCCTTCTCGGCGCAATGCTGAACTTTCAGCCTTCCAGCTAATCATACGCTTCTTGCCACTGTCTAGAGCTGCTTTCAGCAAATTTAAACTAATTTCATCGAACAAAATACTGTCACAGTCATCTAATACCAATACTGACCCTTCATCAGCGTAGCGGAACAACAACATGTACAGCCCAATAGCACTTGCCGCACCTTTTTCTACACCATATTTTTCTGGTCTACCAGCAAGTTTATCAAACATAGACGCTTTTTCTAGTACCTTCTCAACTCCAAAAGTCTTGCCTACTCCTGGAGGTCCTGTAACAACCATACCACGTACAACACCATCTACTGATGCTTGTGACATTTCATTCAAAATTTCAAAACGCTCTCGCAAACGCTCAATAACTTGTTCATCTGTTTCTTCCACTACTGGCTCCTCAATCTCAGTTGTCTGTAGGGCCATAATATTTTGGGTCATTGCAACATCTCCGGAAACAGTTTTATATCCTTTAGTGCCTTGTACTTTGACTCGGACAACATCAGCACCAACTTTAATGGTAACAAAACCTGCATAACCTGTCATTGGCTTTGCAAATCTTTTGTAGGGCTTTACTAGCTGACCTACAACTCCTGCCATCTGCTGTCCTCTGTAGTTACCTTCAACAATTTGCACCTGTGACATACTGTCTCCTGTGTGTTGTTATTAAACTGTCTACCTAACCAACATAATAATATTATACAGCCTTGACTAAAAAAGTCAACAACTTTTTTATCTTTTTGTTATGGTCCAATAATTGTCACCATCAAAATCTCTGTATGGACGGATAATGTATTGACCAGTGTTATAACAAGCATCAACAGCATTTCTGTCAAATGTCATTGTGTATCCATTATTGGAATTTTCAATACGCTTGGCAATTGCTGCTACTGTATCTCTTACTGGAATGCTCATTGCGTCTCCTGTGTGTGTTGCTGTTTCAACGTTATGTAATAATTATACAGCCTTTTTTCAAAAGGTCAACAATTTTTTTACTATAAAGTTATATCATCTAGACCTGCAACACGCAATTTTATAACGTTGTTTATTTGAAATTGTTTGCTTTCCAAAGCTTTGATAATTCCCATAAATTTATTTCTAGTTAGACTGAGTTCATTTATCAAGTGCTGGAGATCTATTATTTCACTATCGCCATCTGAATATTTTTCAGCATCTCTGCTAGATAAAGCTCTGTTATAATGCTCCAAATATTTCTGGAACTTTTCAGATCTTTTTTGTCTCATTAAAATATTTAGATGCTCTAATATAGCTTCTAGATCTTGTAATTGATTAAAACGGTAGGCTACTATTCCTGGTATTTCTCTACTTAATTTTTCTACATTTCCTTTGATTGAGCATTCTAGAACTGCTGTTTCCAGTTCTAGTTCATAATGCTCAATTGCTTCAGGTAAATGTGTTAAACTTTGTTGTACTTGTCTATACCAGTTTGACATTACTCGTCATCATTTTCTACAAGGTCATTTTCAAAATAATTTTTTATTGCAGCATCTAAATATTTGTCCTCTCCTGCTATACCATTAATTGCAAGTTCTACTTCAAATCCTGCATTTTCCCAACGCTCAATATAACTTTCTGCAAATAAAGTTAATTCTTTTTTATCAATAAATTCTTTACCCAATAAATAACACTCTATAAATAACTCAACATGTTGATCATTCATTGTCATCTGATTCAGTCCTTTCATCTAGATTTGATTCTGTGTTATTTACCATTTCTGTAATATTTTGTGTGTTCTTCAAATCGTCAATGACCAACTGCAATTTTTCTCCTGTCCATCCTTTTCTAAACTCTTTGATTTCTTCACCTGCAGGAGTAATGTATTTTAATTTATTTCCATCTTTTTGTATCTTTCCTGACTTTTCAAATAAATCTAAACATCCACTATAAGGATCAAGTCCTGTTTCATATGGTATTTTAAGTTGTACACTTTCAAAAGGTTTTGCATACCTGGTTTTCATTACCTTACATGCACTACGAATACCACTTACCTCAGAAGTTTTATTTCCATCCTCATCTTCTTTTAGTTTAAGTTTTTTCATTGCAACCACAATACTACTTGCATAGATAAAACCTTGTCCGCCTGAAATCTTATCATCTGGATCAAACATATCTTGGCTTGCGTATGTGTGATTAGTTGCTACAAGTCCTACAGGATTTCCAGCAATTAGGTTTACACAATTCCTTACAAGTGCTGTTAGAGCTTTGGGTTTTCTACCCATGTCACCTTTTAAATCTCCTTTACCAAACTGATCAACATCTGTAGGAGTAAGTAACATACCTAAACTGTCAATAACAAACAATACTTTTTGTCTGTCTTCATATGGTACTCCATCATAATCTGATCTATATCCTTTCATGAACTCACTAATTAACTTTGCAACATCATCAATCATTGCTACATTAATTTTTAGTAATTTTGCAGGATCAGTATCTACTCCTAAAGCTTTTAACCAATCTTCGTCTAGAGCATTTTCACTATCAATAATTATAGGTAAAATGTTTTGCTCTTGTGCTTGCCTAGCAATATTACCTGAGCACAAGTAACTTTTACCTGAACCTGATTCTCCTGCAAATGTTGTAACTTTTCCTAATGGAATTCCTTTGTTAAAATCTCCGCTAATCAAATAATTCAATGCATAATTTCCTGTGCTAATCCAATCAACAGGATCAAAAAATCCAGTGCTCATACCCGGAACACTTTTTGTAATACTTTGTCTAAATTTTGCTATATCAAAAGGTTTTGTCATTTATTTTATTCACGAGATAGAAGTGCAGGAGCTACTAGCCCCTGCATTACAGTTTAGGTCTATTAAGAAGCTGATTTACGTTGTCGAATCATTTCCAAAATTTCATTCGCACTAGGCTTGTTATCGCCACTTGCAATTGGTTTTGGATCTTCTTTCACTTGTTCTTTTACTGGCTCAGTCTTTTTTACCTCTGTAGATTCATCATAATTATTATCAGCAGTATTAGATGATCCATTGTTTTCAGATCTAATACCTGGAGGTGCATAGTATTGACTAAATCTTTCAGGATCATAAAGTTCTCCTTGTACGCTAGCTTCAAACAATTCCATAATAACTTTAAGTTCATTTTCATTTGGTTTCTTAGGCATAAAGTCATTCAAATTATTTAAACTATATTGTTCAATAGCATCACGTTCTACTTGATTAAGAGCACGTTCTCGTCTTGCCCAACTTGAAGTTGTATAATCTGCATATTGACCTTTCTGAGTTTTAACAAGTTTAAAATCAGTACCTTGCTCAAAGTCAGTAGGCACTTCCACGAAGTCAGGATCCATAAGTGCTGCTGAAATAATTTTGTAGATGCTTGAGTTGATAACAAAACGACGAATTGGATTTTCAGGTTCATTCTCTTCCTTGAGAGGGTTTTCTACTACAAATCCTTGGAAAATATAGCTCCGCTTTTTCCAATACTTTCTTGCTTCTTCTTCCAATTTTGGATCTTTGAACCAAGGACGAATTTCTTGATGAATAGGACAAGTTTCATTCCACATTTCCATACAAGGAACTGTTACTGCAACATATTTCCTTTCATCTTGTCCCAAAATTCCACTAAAAGGAATTCTAATCATTTGTCGTTCCCGCCAAAAGAAAACATTTTCTGTGTCTGCATCTGGCAAAAATCTAATTGTAGTAGTAGATCCTTCTGGAGCATTCCAGAAAGGGTACATAGAATTATCTCCTGAGCCTGGAGATGTTTGCTGTTGTTGAAGAAGTTTTGCTCGAATTTCTGCTAGTGAGGGCATGTTATTTCTCCTATGTTAGCCTATATTAGCCTGTGTTAGTTACGTATTAGCCTGGATCATAAGCACCATTGCTTATGAACTTATATTAACAAATATATAAAATTTGTCAATAAAAAAATTTTGCAGTATTTTATACTGCAAAGAAAACTGACTCGTCAACCATTTTGTTGACATTCAGCTTAATTTTATTTATCATTTTTTCCGACAAATCTTCAGATTTTTCTGAATTTTCTTCATTTACTGATATTTTATTTAAAATACTTTTAATAATGTTATTTTTTTGTTCACTATCGTACAAAGGATAATTTAATGCAATAGATTCCATCATATTCCGCTGATCTTCTGAAACAACATGTTTTGCAAAATAATTAATCAATTGTTGAGCTTGCAAATCCTGTGACTCAAAAGCAAAATTATTAGGATTGTCTGGATCATTGTTTTTAATTTTTTTATAAACAATACTGTTTTCTTCTAATTGTGTAATAAAACTATTAAACAAATCATTTCTTTTGTTACTTTCGGAAATTTCCTGAGCAATTTGTGCAACTAATGGTAATGTA